CTGTGGGGTCGCCCCGCCTAAGGCTGTTTCACGTGCGGTATGAAACAGCCCCGGTATCTTGGGACTAGTGTGAAAAGTTGTCCAACAACATTTCGTATGTTGGAAAACCTTTCACGAGGACACTCTGAGAAATCCCAGAGCCCTCACACAAAGCCATCAGGTCCGACCTGAAGGCCATAAAACTAGCTTCATCATGCAAGTGGAAAAATGCTTCCCACAAGATAGATGTAGTAGTACTCATCAATTGATCCAATTCAGTCACTGCTGAACTAGGAGACATCCATTGCAGAGCTTTATACAACGAATCTAATGCCAATGGGGCAACAAATTTATCCAAAGCTTCATGTTTTACAAAAGTTCTCTTTAAAAAAGAAATTTCCTTGTGATGCACAAACTTGGTTAAATCCGACCCTTTATCTGTAGCCGTAAAACCCATTCCATAATCGTCTTCAACAATCTTTTGATAAGTCAGATTATTAAATCTGTCGGCAACATCATCCTTTACTGCGGCAACAACATCGTCGCCATATGTAATAGGTAAAACATGTTCAAAGAAATCCAAATCAGGACACACCTTTATAAATCCGTATACAAGCATTAATAATCCCCTAAGAGAATTATCTTCAGCTGTACCGTATTTACCAGAAGGCTGATTTCCACATTTATAAAAGAGATCATTTAACATAGCTAATACTGGAAAAGCTAAGTCACTTAATATTCCTTTAAGTATATGGAGCGCAGCAGGAGAATATCCTAATTTTTCCGCTAATTTATATATAACTGTATTAGCCATATATGCAATGTCAGAAGGCATAGTTACATCATAATATCTGTAATCACCTTCCATCATATTCAAAGCAAAATCTATCAATTTATTATACAAATCATCAGCAGCAGAATGCATATCTATACCAACACCTGTACAAAATAGATCAGAAAACTGAACCATTAAAGTATATATAGGACCTAAATGCATACGAGCTATAATGAGATCTGGCAAGTCCATGGCATAAAACACACGTGTTTTCCCAACTTTGACTTTCTCCTTGTCTCTAGGCTCATCTTTTAAATGACATTGAAAAACAAAACCTTCTGAACTGTCACACATATACGATTCAATACGATCCGCAACGCGCTTCACTATTTCTGAAGTAGGTTCTCTTAACCAGTCATCATTCTCGTCACATAGCTGAAGATATTTATCTTTTTTTCCATCAAGACTATATCCAGCTCCAGTAGTAGGATTAATACGCCTAAAATAAAAATCTTCTTTAGCGCCATTAATAGCAGTACGCATATCAACCGGACTTAAGGTATGAACTCCTTTTTTAAGGAGGCCATTGAAGACTCTATCAAAAACAACATCAATAGTTTTAGAACATATAACCGGATCTAAACTCTTAGACATAATACCTAACTGACGCGCAGCTAAGTTATATGGATTTATATATTCTCCATGAACTTTCTTTGGACCCATAACAGGTTTAACATATTCTATACTTGGTATAAAACCGTTAAAATGATTAAAAAATAATTCATCTAATCCATCAGCAATCGATGTCTTTTTAAGACGCGATTTGCCTTTAGCAAGTGTCATCTTCTGATTATATCCTAAGTAAACAACTCCTGGCATTTCTTCATACCTAAACAAAGATTTTGCCGATGGAGAAACTAATTTATCAATATAATTGAATGATAATACTTCCACATAATGAGAGTTAGATTTAACTATATTTATAGCACGCGAGAGTAATTCGTATGAAACTTCCATAGCGAAACACTCATCTCTCTCTGCAGCAGCACAATGAATACCTACAAAACAAGATCCACCATTAATTTCTGCAAATACGGGTGTACCACACATACCTGCATAATGGGAAGAATATGTATATGTAAGAGGAGCAGAAAACCTGATCTTATCATTGTTCCAATTAGACGCAACAACTACACCTAGACTCTTAGAAAGACTAATTCTATCACCTCGAATCGAGGCTCTAGCTAATGCGTAATTAGCACCTGCTTTAGAAACGTGTTTCATAATATTTTTAAATCTATATCCGATCAATCTTACTAGAATCAAATCATCGGTAATATCTGCACATTGAGATAAATCCAAATTGATTTCCTGTAAAATCTTTTCATCAGAGACATCAAGTCCTCTGCAAATAGAGATTTTAAAAATATTAGGGTCATGTATAGCATGTTTATTTACAATTGCATAATCTCCGCAAATTCCAAACAAGCGTGTTTGATTTCTCATCACTTTATCGCCTGATTTGTAATAAATTACAGCAGACAATACATTGCTTGCAAAAGCTGCATCTAACTTAGTACAATCCTCTGTAAACAATGCTCTGTGATTAACAACACGATGATTATTCCACCGCGGGTTAATTTTACTTGGTATACGTTCAATACTCCTACCATAACCATTATCATCTTCGAATTTTTCCATTTTAACGAACTCTTCATTTCTATCGGAAAAAGAAGACGACTGTGTAATAACTTTCTTCCTATATTGCTTAATATAATAAACAAGAGGAATCAAAGCAATAGTACAAGCACTTGCAATCTTAGAACAAAAGACAATCTGATCAGCATATTTCAAAGCTTTCAGGGGGTTTATAAAATTCCCATTAAACAAATAATAATTAATCTTCACTTTTGCTCTCTTATATCGAGTATCAAGATCATCAACTATTCTAAATCTATAACATAAACGTTTTAATTTAGCTTCATGTGATCTAAAAAACAATACCACAAGAAAATTATAAAACAAAACATTATAAGGTAAAATACACAGAACAATCATCCAGAAAATGGCAACAAATTCCATGCGCACGTCAAAACCTGCGCTCGGTACAAGCAAGAGTCCAAAAACCCTAGCCATATTGAGTATAAACATATACAAAAATTGTTTCATAGCCATATACCAAGGATTATGCAAAACATAACACTTGAAATATGCATAAGCCACTTTAGCCTTCATGCTAATAGACGTTGCAGGAACAGGTCCAGCTTCCGTCTTAGCTTCGGGTGCCAATTCTTCTTCAAGTCTTCTCATATTCTCAAATTCATTTTCAATATATCTCGTCATATCTTCAGACATATAATCGGTGAAATCTTGAATATTATCAAACTTATGAGCAGTAAGTAATTTACCCTCACGGGTTCCAGGTTTTTCTTTATATTCTTTAACATAGAACATATACTTATCTAAGTATTCACGTTCAGAATTAAAAGATTTAGCTGAATCAATTACTGACCTATCATCTTTCGGGTCAACTCGAAATTCAGGTAAGACACGAATATCGATAGTTTTAAAACGCCTATTGAGCGCCTTAGGATCATGCATAGTTTCCTTTGCATGTAAACCAATATTATTTGTATCAATAATCAAACACTCAGGAAATGCATAAACATCACCTTTATCATCAAACGCTGTATTTACCGGACATGGTAAACTATCTGACAAATTGTTTATTTCTAACAAAGTATTGTCTCGAACCTTTCCAATCATGTCTTTCGACATGTTTCCTACTTCAGGGAAATGAATATAAGGTTGTACAATCGGATCATACTTTTCGTAATAATCCGATGTTCGGGGCTTAGAATACATCATACTCTCATGAAAATCCCTTCCGCGAACTCGTGAAAAAGTTTTTAAAGCATGTAACACTAATTTGGATTTACCAATACCTGGTGGTCCAGCTAAAATTATTCCATAAGGTTGAATTCTTTTTCTACCTAATATGGAGGATTTAATTTTATGCATACATCTTTTAACTTTCGCTTGAGAGTCAACAAGTCTATCAAATCTCTTATCTTTACTATGCATGGTTTCTAACAAAGCATCTCCTAAACGGGAATGCGATTTTAAACTATCAAATAGTTCACGTTCACACACGTAACCTTCCACAGGGAGGCCACTGTAAGTAAATTCAGATTTAGAAATCAGCAAGGAGGAGCGATTCATGTAATCGTAACAAATATTATCACTTCCTAATAAAGGAACTAACGACATATCACGTATACAAAAAACACTCATCTCTAATAAAGTTAAAGAAGACTCCACAATCTTAAATGTGGCTTCTAAAACAGTAAGATTTTTACCAGGAACAAATTTCCTGATCGTTTGACCAACATCCTTGTCAAAAAGTTTCAACGATATAAGCGAGAGAAAAAACGTCTGTACGTTTCTTACCAAGTCGCTTTCAATTATAGTAGCCATAAAGGCTATAATTCTATCTTTCATCGAAACACCTGAGGCTCCATTGAACAAAACAGCTGAAGAATCTTTCATTTTTAAAATAAAAGGCCAGCATTTGCTCAATAGAATATCAAACTTATCTTTAATCTTGTCAGTATATTTGACAAGGCCATAAGCAACAGCTAATGCAGCCATTACTTTAATTAAAGTAGAATAATCTTTACAAAGTACAAAAGCTATACATAATACTATGATAGTCGAACCATAAAAGATCCAATCACCTAAGTATTTGTTTTCTCCTGCACCCGAAAAAATATTCAAAGAAGACAAAGTACGTTGTATACGGGGCAATAATATATTAACCCATCTACTTCCGATATCTGCGTTTTGTAGCAGCACGGAAATAAATCCTTCATCATCGAAAATTTCTTCGTCATCATCATAAAACGACGACGTTGAAGAACTCGAGGATTCTTGTATGTCTACGTATGAAGAACCTATAATACCCACATT